GTTGAACTCTAGCCGCTTCTCTAGCTGCGTCTTGCGCGCCTGTCGGGTCAAGAATATCAACCATTATCCAATCCTCCCAAGTGCGCCGGGGAACGCTTGTAAATTAACCGCAGGCAGAGGCCCTTGACGGTTTAGAAATTGCCGTTGTTGTAACGCTCCTAGTTGCGGGAACTGAGGTGTTTGCTGTGTTGGAACTAGTCCTGATTGCCTGCCTGCTGCTGCAACCTGTAGAGCTTGTCCTTCACCACCAAGCTGCGCTCCTCCTGGTCCCCCTTGTAATCCTTGCCCGCCTAGTGAGACTCCCGCCAATCCTGGCGCTGCTTGTCCTGGTGCTGCTTGTCCTGGTGCGAATCCACCGGGAGGGGCTTGTGTTGCCTGTTCTGCGGATGGGCCTATAGCCGCGCCAATTCTGGCACCTGCTGTCGCACCGGTTAAAGGCCCTATTCCAGCTAATGTTCCCGCTAATGCTCCGATGCCTGCCCCAATCTGTGCCGGTGATAGATTAGATATGAATTGAGCGAACGCTGATGGCTCCTGTACTTGGCTAAGCGCTCCTTCAAGCCCTCCGGGGGCTCCTTCGCTCGTGCTTGTTACATCGCCTGTTTCTGGATCTAGGCCTATCGTTACTCCACCGCCTAGATCAACAGATAATTCCCCTCGACCGCTTAAACCACCGCGATCACCACCAGCACCACCAGCCTCTGCCGCCCCGTCATCCTCATCACCCATCCCGCCACCGGGCTCACCAGCGCCTGGTCCTGTGCCTCCCGTGCCTTCGCCTTGTCTGTTCAGGATGCCCATCGACATAAGGCGATTAATCTTTTCATCATTCCAAATCATAATTATGCCCTATGTTATTTCCTTACCTGATACTCGAAAGACAATAGATGTCGCTGTACTTGACTCCATTCTCAACGTCCCGCCTGGAGGTATAAACTGGTTCACAATCGCAGAGCCAAGACTGTCTTTATTCCTGACTACGATAGTCAAAGGCACAACAGCGGGTAATGTTGTCCCTGTAGCGTCAAAGATATACGCCTTATAAGAGGCATTGGCTCCAGTATTATTAGAGGCAGTGAATGCAGTTATAAGCGTGCCTCCATCAGTTGCAGGCGATTCATAAAACTCCTGTATCGTGTCCACAAGCGTATTCTGGACGCTGTTAACCAATACTGCATCAGCCATTAGTTGACCCTTCCTGTAGCGCTGGAAACAAGAATATTAACTGTGGAAGTTTCATTTGTTGCGAAGTATTCCACGAAAGTGGCTGTAGCGAATATCTCTTGCCAAGGAATAGTTATTGATGCGGGGTTGCCAGCAGATGAATTGGCTGTACGTTTTGAATTAGGGACTACTGATCCATCGATGGCTACCTCTATGGAGATATTAACAGCGCCACCCGAAACTGGCTCTACTGTAAATGATCCAGTGATCGGTAACGTGGCATCCTTACCGCCATCATAGGTAAGCCTGCCTGCTGTAGTCCCTGTCATCTGGCTGGATCTCTCAACAACCCAAGTACCGGCCACAAGGACAGGAGTACCTGCCACAGCTATTACCGTCGCTGTTGCATTAGCCTGCATTGATAACAACCCATCAGGACGAGTATCGGCAATGTCATCGTTATGGAAGAAGTTCCACAACGCATCATCTACGGTGACACCGGACAATATAGTTCCTGCTCCTGACGTTAACATCCTTGTGACAATGGCTGTGCCGCCTGTGTTTATATTTGCAGATGATGCAGCGCCAGTTATGAGAGTTGTGCCCGCTCCTAAATTCGCTAGAATTAGGTCTAAAACAATTGCATCAAATGTGGCAGTCCCGAAGTTAAACAGGCTACCCCCTGTCAAATTGGTGGCTGAAACTTCCCATAGCCAAGTATTCCAATTTCCTGTAATTGTGCAGCCACTTGATGTTATAGATGCCGGGCTCACATTGGTAAACCGAACTGTCGAACCGCTTGCCCCTCCGCTATTAAATAATCCGAAAGTCGAGCAAGAAACAGTACAGTCGGCCATTCTAAACAATGTATCAGTGTTGTCTGAAAAGTTAATTACTCGGCCTGATGCGCATGAGATCGTAAGATCGCTAATTCTCGCAGTATCGTTCAGAATAGTGAACATATCTGCTGTGCCAGTATATGTAAGAGTTACAGCAACAGACTCTATTCCTGATACAGCGCAACCATCTCCCATCACTAGCTCATTGGTACCAAGACTAATATCATCACCGATTAGATATTCTGTATCATCAGCAAGTGTGATAACACCAGAAACAGGCGTAGGAAAGTCAGCTAAAACGTTCACCACGACTCTCTGAGTAGGGCCAGTGAGGCCAAACAATTCAGTGTCATTAGCGTTCACTTTAATAAAAGCATCACGCCATGTATCACCTGTGCCATCGTTAGCGGCTGCACCTACATTGATTAATTGCTGGGCCATTCTACGCCTCGTCTTGATCTACAAAAAGAACATCTGAGTCTACAGAAAATCCGGTGTCATCTGATGTAAGAAAATCTCCAGAACCTACCCGTTCATTCAGAGATGCAATTAAACCTAAGACGCTAGAGCTTATCTGCGATTCTATTGAATCTGATGAGTCGTTAGTTGTTGTTGTCATCCGCTCTAGGAATTCATGAAACCTAGTCGTGCCGTTGCCATCCTTGGTTAATATCTCCCCTCGTCTTGGCGCTATGATGTGTGTCACTGTGTACCGCCTTCTGCATTGGCCTCAAGCTTCAGGATATTGCGTTTAACCGGATCAGATCCGCTAAATCTTAAAACCCTCTGGTTGGGTATATCACCCTGTCTGCGCCAAATAGTTCTCTGGTTCCGTTCCCCGATTTTGCCATAGTTACGGCTGAACTCGCTTGAGAAGGTTCCCAGCGCTCCCCCCTCATCTGAGAAGTCCATTCTGACAACCGGATCAGATCCCTGTCCTGTCGTTAGGCCTACTCCCGCTTCCATGAATACTTCGACTTCACCGAAGAAAGATCGCTGACCCTGGTTTGAGAATGGCGAAGTAGACTTAGACCAAAACAGGACGTTCCCATACTCATCAAACGTTTCTAAATCCAACTCACCAATACGACCGTCAATCTGATCACCGACTAGAAGTTTTCCGCCTAGCCTGATCATTGAATTTACACGCCAACGGTTATCAGTAACCCCTGTTTGGCGCTCATGCCATGTGCTGCTGCCTGCTAGTGCAGATGTAGTGGCATCATAAACAAATGTCTTAGAGGGGATTCTGCTCGATGTGAACGTGAACCCCACAAAGAAGTTGCCACCCTCTGAATATACCCAAGAGAATGCATCTGATATCTCTGCCTCTGTAAATTTCTGGATAGCATTGTCGATAGCTGATGTGCTGATCTTCTGAACTGAGCTTGAGCCGGTTACTTTCCAGACTGCAGCCTCTTCATTCCTACCACCACCGACAAAAACGAATGTATTATCAAACTCAGCCAGAGTGAATCGACCATACACGCCTTTCTGAATGTTCGCGCCTGGTATCCGTTGAAATGGGAAGCCTGAGCCGCCTACATTTTGGAATAGCTCGATTGTCTCTTCACCACCTACAAACAATTCGTTGTGGTTAACATGCAGAGCAACAATTCTATCTGGGTTAATCTCTGCCGTCCCGAAGTCCAGAGCGTCGTAGCTAAATGGGTCATTAAGGGCTGAATTGAAAAACACACTGCCATCAGCGGAACTGAATACAAAGAAGCCGTCTTTGAATACGACTGTACTAGAAGTTATAAAGTCGATGTCTGTAATTTTAGCTAGCGTATTTGCAACGTTGTCAAAGGCGAACGAAGCACCACCAGGCACGACGATTACAATAAACTGCCCGTTATTAGCCAGCGATACCCTGCCCGATCCTGTGATAGAGCCAAGATCAACTATTACGCCCGCCGTAGTGACAGAGTAAAGCCGTGCCCCGTTGATGAAATAGCCCACGCCTTTCATCACTTGAGAGCCGCGATTAGAACCAACTATGATCGCGCCTGATGTTGGATGTGTCTTGGTACCAGGACAGCCAAACAGAGCCCGCTGGTTGAGCGCTGTGGCCTGCGGAATGACGGGGTACAGATTGATGCACCTTTGAGCCGACAAAGGCAGAGAAGCGCTCTCATAGAACCCTGTGCCTATCTCAAGCTGAACGCGGGGCATTAGTCGAACTCCGGGCTGATACTGATCGAACTCGGCTCTTCATCAAATCCCAGAATGTTCTCAAGGAACACTGCCGCTTTAGCCGTCACGCTCTGTAATTTAGCCACTGGTGCATCATAATCATCTCCCAACCTTGCCGCTAGGTTGTAGATAACAGCCTGTAGCCACTCAACCGGTAAATCTAAGTTGTTTTCTTTGTCGTCAATATCCTCAATCGGGCGCTCGTAAGTAATACGAATGAAGTCGTCAATACTCGATGCAGTCTGCCACACGTAAAAGCGTCCATTTCCAAGCTGGGGAGAGTAGTAATAGTTAACAACGGTCCCTTCGGCTTCCTTCGCTGGTTGATTGAAGTAGTCAAATCGGCTCATCTTGGACACTTCTACTTCTGAATCGACGTTGAATGTCTTGCGACGCGCACCGATCACCTTCAAAGGCCGTTGAATCAGGTCGGTAAAGGTAAAGACGGTGCTTCCAGCTGCTGAAACAGTCGGAATACCGGTTGTAATGGTGATCTGAGTCGTCGAATCGACGCTGACGATCGTTGTCCAGTGCCGAATGCCTGAATCTAGAGCAACGCCAGCGTTATCTAGTGCAGCCATGCCGGTTGTGCTTGCAACCTCTATAACGACCGCTAATGCCGCCTCAGCGTTAGTTGTTGTGGTGCTTATGAAGTCGTCAAGGTCTGTCGCTTCGTCGCCTGTAGCGCCCAGCAAGTAGTCGGTCTTGCCTTTGTCGAGGAATATAACGCCTTCCTGCTTAGACCAGAGGTGCAGCCCTTGACCCTGCCACGCCTTAAGCATGACATTAAGTTCATCAAGCCCGTCTTGGATCTCAGATGCCTGAAGGTTTTGCTCAGCGACTTTTACACCGATCTTGCCGAAGGCTTTTTCGATGACCTTCTCGGCGGTCAATGTGAAATCAACGCTTCCGCTTGTTGCCATCTATAAGTCATCCGGTGTCGGGTTATCGGGGAATTCATCAGAAGGTCGAACGCGGGTATCTTCAACCGCAATCTTATCTGTACGCCCTTTGATTTTGAGCTGTGGGTGTGCAGGATTCCAGTTGCGCTTATGAGTCAGCAAACCCTTTTGAGTGCCACTGAGTTTGCGCATCTCAGAACGCTTATGCTTAAATCCGGTGATGTCATCAATCGCGTTAGAATCACCGAGCTTTAGGTTATTCCTGCGATTCTTGCGGCGCATTACTTAGGCTTCCGCTTAGCCTTTTTGCCACCTGTATTCTGTGGCTGGTTAGGCTCGATCTGAGAGCCTTTCTGTTGCTGTTCTGTTTGACGTAAACGGGACATAGATCACCTCAAAGTAGGAAGCCTTCCTTGGCAAGAGAAACTATTAAGACGCCTGAATAGAGCTGATAGACGTTGCGCTCGCCGCTGGACCGTTGACGAACACGCCGGTAGTAGTAGATAGGGCTGTACACCCGACCTCCATGCCACCCTGGACAACGATCACGCCCTGAGTCTGCGCACTGTCAAACTTGATAGCCTGTGCAGGATCAGCTGAACCAAGTACCGCGTTAATGTAAGTGCAGTTCTTGAGCAACAACATCCGCTCGATATCAGTTGCTCCGGTGCCGTGAAGCATTGAGGCCGCTGTCGAGGTGGTGTTGATCGGGAACAAACAATCCTCAAAGATCACATCACGCGCTACTTTGCCGGAGATAGTAACCCGGTTAAATTTAACGTTGGGCCGGTTGACTGTCACCTGATGAACCAGGGAGCCGATAGAACACCGCAGATAATACGATGAATCACCGTTACACAAGAGAACCGCAGACGTTACCTGATCGAGATCCGTAGACTTGATCAACTCGCAGTTGGTCATCTGGGTAAACTCGCCACCATCCGCAAAGGCAAAGAGGCTAGTCGCCAAGGTATCTGCTGAATCAAATTTGATATTGGTAAACGTATTACCGACACCAGTGTTCTTTACGATTGCGATTGCTGATCCGGTAGTAACGCCCATAGTCCAGCGGGTACGCTGACCGATATAGCGAGAACCACCACCCAAGCCGACAAAGTGTATGCGGCTTTTAGTCAGATCAAGCTGATCGTTGGTTGTTGACGTAGAATGCTCCGAGTTACCAGCCATCAGAATGACGGTGTTGGTGTCTGTTACTGCCTTATCGACAGCCTGGCCAACTGTAAGAAACGCGTTTTTCCGGTCCTTACCGTTATTTCCGCCAGTTGCATCTGGATCAACCCAAATATACTCACCGAACGTGGTAGGAACACTCGCGCCAACGGCGGGGATACCGAAGCTGGTCACGCCGTTTGGAAAATTAGTAAAGCCCATAATACCACCTCAAAAGTTAGAAGCAGTGGGGAGCCGGGTAAGCCCCCCACCAGTATTGTTACACGCCAGCTGTACCGTAAGCGCCGCGTGGATCGCTCCAGCCATAGCTTTCGCGATAGTCAGCCTTGAAACGAGCATTGGAAGTACCAAAGTCGTTGTCTTGCTCGAAACGAACCTCTTGACGAAGCTTATGCCCCATGCCGTCAGGCGCATTGGTCTTGATAAACCAGGCAGTATCAGAGGTCAGATAGTTATTAACCATGTGACCAGCAGGCAGCATTCCGGTGGACCGGAGTGCGTTCACTGCGTTATTGCCTGTGTCATTTTGAAGTACCGAATTAAGCACTCGTTCGGCTTCAAATCCCAACTTAGGCGGAACGATCAGCCGCTCACCACGAAGGGCGATACGCAGACCTCGGGGGTCGGTAGCCTCGTTGATGACGATCAGCAGATCCTCAAGCGCAGTCTCACTAAACGCAGCCGCAACTGCCAGCTCGTTAGCAAAGGTTGTGCTATCAGATGGACCATTGACGTGAAGCGAACTAAACAGCTCGGCACCATCGCCGCCAGTCATCAGGAACGCAGAGTTAAAGCCACGGTTATAAACGTTGGCCGCAACAACTTCACGGGTTTGAGCCATTGAGAAAGCCAACGCCCGAGCCCGACGAGTAAACAGGTTATAAAGATTGTCCTCCATCGCTTCCCGCGTGACGATAAAGCCTTTGGCATACGTCAGGTTGGGAAATTTAGGAGAGAAACCTTCCTGTTGTGAATCATAAGCGACGCCTGCGCCTTCCGTCTTAACAGGGGCTAGACCGAAACCTTCGAACTGTTGATCTTGCTCGAATGCTTTACTTGATTGCTCAGTATCGAACAACATGGTGCGCTGAATTTGATGCTCTTCATACGCTTGCCCGAATACATTTGCAACGCCTTCGACTAAAAGGCGCGAGATATTACCAGTTGTGATTACACCAGCCATGATCTGCTCCTTATACGCCTACAGCGCCGTTGATGGTGGATTCGTTGATACGCACAATCAGAGTGGTACCTGCGGCGGCAGGGAAAGTAATATCCCCTGAGTCTTTAACACCAACAACCCGAACCTGCTCAGTAGTAGAAGCAGCATTACCGGTAGTGTTTACGACCATGTTTGAATTAACCAGACCACCGGTAGCAGTTGCAGCAGTGACAGTTACAGGAAGGTTACCGCCCACGTCAGTCAGTGCGAAAGTGCCGCCAAGGGTTTCAGCTTCATAAAGAGTGGCTGGGTCAACATTGACCTTAACGAAACCGGCAGTTGATGCAGGTAGTCCGCGTTGTTCTAGGTCAGAAATGTTTGTATCGATCGAGATAATGGAGCCGGTAATCAGATTACCAGTACCAGCAGTGATCGCATCGACTTCAGAGATACCTGTTGTAGCGTCTAGGTTACCTGTCTCAACGACATAATCACCTACTGACAACAGAGTTGCGTGCGCCGCGTCAACCGCGAACGTTTGGACCTTACCAGTGTAACTCCCACCGGACTGGTCCTGAATAGGCCTGAATCCACCAGCCATAATAGAATCCTCAAATTGAGTAATCAAAAATAAGCCCACAATGGGCAAACGTTTAACTAATCAATCGGGACATCTATCCTGGTATTGATTAGGGGCTGAGTGCATCTACATCTCAACCACTAAATATGCTGTTTGTTGAAGGCTTCGTCTCCGGCCACCTAGCAAGCCTCGTCCGGTCTTCGACTTAAGCACACTTATCTGAAATGCACTTAAGTCGGTGGCTTGCTTTTGTCCTATTCACAACCTTCTAATAGGCCTAAGAGACACCTTTCGGCGTTTCGTCCCTGCGGACTCATCAGTCTTAGGAGTAGCGGGAAGAGATAGCGATTCTCTATTTAATACAGCTCGTCCTGTACCCGCATGTGCGTATTCTATATCAGAAAACGATATAAAACACTATTCCTTAAATGATGTCGCGCTCCACAACGCTCTTCTGCCCTAACGGTACGTATTCCGAGTCGCCCAAAGCTTGAATATTCCCCTGAGTCGCATCGATGTTCCGCGCCTGCTGTGCATCCATATCCTCATCATAATACTTTTGCTCGATACGCATCAGAACGTGCATATTACCTTTCCCGGCAGGTTGCTCGACTTTCTCACCGTCATGCCATACGAATTCCCACCAAGCTCGTTCCATCTGCCCTAATTTGCCTGGGTGATCCGGCCCTGTAATAGCCCAATAGTATTTATATCCTTCCACTTTCAATGAATCAGGTACAGACAGTTTATTACCTGATCCCATTGGCACGCGATTGGGTCGGGCTGAGTTGCGTTCGCCATCACGGTTAGGCGTACGTGGCTTTGGTCCTGGCTTCATTATGATTTCCTCGCATCTGCAACTGATTTCAGAAACTGCTTCTCATCTTTGAACATCGACTTACCGAACAGCTCGTATTCGCGTGATTCTTGGGCTGTCAGATCGTTCATCGATAGTTCTTTGCCTGCCCGTTGTCGTTGGCGCGGCTGTAGGCTCTGCTCAGTCATGGTTGCACTCTCTCTGCGAGGGTTAGTCTGTTGTTGCTGCTCTGGATAAAGCTTGGAGATCTGGTCATTGACAAAGGCTAACGCCGATTGCGTGGTTGCTCCTGGCTTAGCTGCTGCTTGGCTAAAGAACATCTGCGCTTGTGATGCTTTATCGCTGCCGTCATCGATCCAAGGATTAGCCGCGTTCCAGTCTGCAATGGTTGGATCGATCTGTGGCGCTACCGGCTCAACTACTGCAGTATTTTCAATCTGCGTCTGTAGCTGGTCATACTTGACTGTATCGGCTTCCTCTACTGCCTGCCTTTGCTGAGCCTTCAGGTCGTTAATAGCCGCTGCCTGCTGGGCTGAGTGCAGCTTATTCAGGCTAGCAATACGGCTATCCATGTCGCTCTGTGCGCGGCGTGTCTCTGCCTTGGCATCACGTACCTGGGTCTGCATCTCGCCGTACAGGTTATATTCGCCTGCTGTCTTCCAGTTCTCAGCCTTACCGTCAAACTGATCCTCTGGCCTCCAGCCATCATCCCACGCCTTTTGCTCTGCTGGTGATAGATCGGGTTGCCCCTCTTGCTGATTATCAATCAACTGCTCGACATTATCAGGCAGCTCTTCGTTACCAGCGCCTAGCGCCTCTGCAATCTGTTCTTCAGACATTATCAACCCCTTCTTTGGTTGTGAATTGTAGTAATTCAATATCGCAATCGTCGCTCTCAGGGAAGCCACGCATTGCTAGAGCTTCTTTTACGACCTGTGTGACTTCCTCACACCCTGATTGTCCTTTCAATCCATCCCAAAAGTCATCTGAGGCTTCTCTAATTTGCACTACGAAAGTGTAAGCTTTCATGTGTCATCCTCCAGCTTTAATGAAAGCTCGCTTCTTTTGATCGCGACTCTCGCTTCGCTGATTAAGCTCTCGCATGCAATCACCATCGGGGTCGTATTAGTCATAAACGCCATGCCTTTTGCATCTTTAAGCCTGGTGATCTCGATCAATACGTTTTCTATAATCCTGCCCCATTCATAAGCCTTTTTATCGAACTCATCCAGGTTCATGTGTCATCCTCCTGCGGATGTTTGGAAAAGTAGAGATTAATCGCGCCTTGTAGTGCGATCATTAACTGCTCATCTGTCTTGCAAGAATGTCGCGCCCGAATCTGCAGCCCTTCTTCGCACTCAGCCAGAGAGATACCGACAAAGACATTTGCCCCTGTTGATTCATAGTCAACCTTGCACTCGGAAAGGATGCCATCGATATCAGTAGAGCATTCTGCAAAACTGATATCATCAATCAGGCTTTCCATTGTTATCCTCCAACTGCTGCTGCAGCATGGTTAGAAAATCTCCGTTAGCTAGCCCCATAATGTCCTGGTCGCTCACGTATCGGTAATTTTCAAACTGTTTGTTGTACTCATGCGCCCGAGTAAACTTGCCATCGTATCGGGTTGATAGCTCGACCAGATCGCCCTCTTTAACGCCCCAATCTTTAGGAGACTCACAACCGGCATAGCCCTTATACGCTGTAGGGCCAAACGCAATGATGCGGGCAATATCACGCCCTTTACGCTCACGCTCTACCTCTGCCTCAGATGAAGCAAGAATAATTCCCCCGCTTGATTGGATCTGTACTGGGATTATTTCTACCAGCACGTTATAGCCGAGTGGCAATACAGGTGGGTTATTCATCGGACGCCCCTTTAATCTTCACAACACTTGATGGGTTGTCGAATGAAGCCACTAACTCGGGGGGGTCAACCTCCAGGTGGAAAAGCGCTTGATGATCTTGCGTATAATCGAACCAGTCCGACTCAACATGGTTGATCATTCCACGGTTTGTAACAATCTCATACTTATTCATTAATCAGCCTCCTCTAAGGCATCTTCATAGGCGTTTGACAGGCTCGTTGCCCCATCAATAAAGCCCTCTTTGTACGCTGTTCTAAGCGCCGTCTGATCTACTGTTTCCATCATGCTAGATTCTATTCTAGCGCCTTCAACTTCCTCTTTGATCTTACTGAATACTGCCTTGGTTACGGGGTGGCTGTTCCACTCCTGTAGGTCCTGCTTGGTTAATACCATTGCTTAGCCTCCTGCGGCTATTTGTGGTGCAACGAACACCTGAACGTTGCGGTTAGTTTATCTTTTTGTATCTCAATAGTCGGGGCCTGGCGCCAATGTATCTCGATATCCCGATGCTTTATCTCTTCTCCTTCTCGCTTCTGTGCGGTTTTCGATTTTGCTAGAGCATCTACGCAAAAATCTATCTTGCTCTCTAGCCAAGATATCTCGTTGTCTATCGATGAATCGTCGTCAATCTCAATCATAAAGCCATATGTTTGGTATTGAATATCAAACGAATCGCGCGCTCCAGCTAGCCCCAGTACAGAGGTTTCATCGGAGAGATAGAATTCCTCTAGCTGCTTATTATGATGTGATATTAGATCCTGTCGGTTCATTCGTCAGCTCCTGTGGCTGCTGTAATTGCTGCAGAGCCTGCTGGTTTTGCAACTCCTGCTGGTCTAGCTGGAGTGCGGTGGTGTAAATGCTAGTTTGATTCTTGGTGTCTTCTGTCTCTGCTTCTTCCAGAGTCTTGATAGTCTTCGCTTCGTTTAGGGTTACTTCGGAACTACCCTTGTCTAAATCCATCGCTAGCTTAGCGTCTTCTCGTGCCTGCTCTCGCTCTTGTGCTTCAGCCTGTGCTTCAGCCTGTGCTGCTGCGATCAGGTCAAGACGTTCCTTCTCTCCCAAAATAAGCTGCTCAAGCTGTGGATTCTCTGCCAGCAACCGTTGCAAGCGCTCTTCTGGTGCTTCATCTGGGAATACCTCATCGACTACAGTCGAACCAATAGTCTCCAGGAAGTTCTTATAGAGAGGCCTTGCATCTATGCCTACTAGAGCAAGCTTGTCAGCTATAGACACCTCTGCATTTGCCATGATGATTCGCTGTGTCTTTGTGGCAATCTCTGGATTAGCAACAGGTACAATATCCATGCCGCGAAGGTTAAAGTCCTGTGCGAAGTCAGCCTGCGGGTCGTCAAGGATATCTTGATACTGTTCAGGGTCAACAAACTTAGCGTTCAGCTCAAACAGCTTGCGAAACTCTGAGGACATAGACCGATAGATACGCTTCACAATAGCGCCTGTACCCTGCATCTGCTCATCGATAAGGGCTAGGGTGGTGCCTACTGGTGCGTTGGTGCCTAGAGCGCCTTTGAGGTCTGCTGAGGCGGCTAGTTCTTGTGCTGAGCTGATCATGAATTGCATTAGAGCTAATAGGGTAGGCGACGGCTCTTTGAATGGCAGCGGTTTGATACCGTTCTGCAGATCAATAGCGCTAATGCCGGTCTGCTTCCACTCACCAGGTTTAAAGCTGCTCGATCCCATCTTCTTACGGAATCCGCGTGCAACCCACCCGCCTTGAAGGTTAGATAGCGTACCTGCATCAACCAGCTGGTTAGTGGTTGAGTTAATACCCGATACAATCGCGCTCAATAGGTGTGTATAGCCAACATCAAGGAAGCCGCCTTGTGGATCACGCAGGAAGCCATACTTGGTGATATTGATCTCTGGGCTTATCCTTACCACTTCACGCTCACCTGATGTCGCTGGTAGCTCACCGCCCTGCATCAGCCGGTCAAGAGTAGATGCGCGGTTGTTTTCCTCGTCCTTGATCAATACATCCTTTGGCTCAAAACGCGGCATGATCCGAACGATAACGCCGGTCGATTCCTGGAACACGAATGTATAAGGCTCTTCGTACCCATCACCGTCTAGATCGAAATAGCCATCTTGCTCAATGAAGCTGGTGAACATGTCCGCTTCTGATTCTTCGTCTGTCTCTTCGTCGCGATCACCGAAACTCAGCTGAACATCTAACCAAATTCCTTGCCGTTGCTTCTCAATGATCTCGTTCTTGGCGAAGTCGTGGATCTCACTGAACCGACGCAACCTGGTAATTGATGCAGCGTCTTGGCTAACAGCGAAATTGGGGAAAGTGATCAACTTGGAAGTGTTGCGGCCTAGCTGTGCATCAAAGAATGTCTTCTTGAACACTGTGCCTGTGTATGGCAGATCATAGATAAGCTTCTCGTGCTCATCTCTCCATTCAGGCATCTCGATGTTAAGCTGCCAGTTCTGGAACTCTGACACTCGCTCACCACGCTCAAACTTCTGATCTTGTGGATCATCACCGATAACCTTGGTCTTAAGGATGTCGTAGCTACGCAGCAACTCGGCAGATGCACGATCACTGAACTTAAGCGCGGCCTTCATCAACTCAGGGGATTTGAAGTTAGCAGCACCATCCCAAGGTGTGTTTTTGGTCTGTGTCTCTTGCTTAACAAGGTCAAGTCCGAAGTCTACCAGTTCAGCCCAATCATTCATTGAATCCTGATCAGCCTCGAACCCTTCTTTAGCCTGCCGACCTACTGCTAATAGCTGGTCATCAGAGAACATATCAGCGATGTTAGGCTTAGGCGCAAAGATCACCTGCCCGTCCTGAGCCTGAGACACCAGGAACATATCAGCGAGCAGTTCAACGCCTTCAAGCTCGGTGATGTCGCGCTCTTCCTCTCCGTCTAGCTCTTGGTCTTCTACATCGCTGCTAATGATTGCCATTGTTATGCCCTGTTAGTGGCCAGTGAGGCCGGTGTTATCCGCATAATTCCGCGAGTGATAACGCCGCCAATGATACCAGCCTTGTATTTAGTTACCGCGCACTTCTCGCACCGTGGCTTGTTATCACCGCAGCAATACGGCTTGTCTGTTTTGGTTTGACAGTCCACACAAGTCGCCATATCACCACCCGCCTTCTTCAATGAACTCATTGGCTAGAGCCTTGACGATCAAATGCATATCATCTTCGGTGTAGTTGTTACACATCTGCTGAGTCTGGAATACTTCACGAAACGGCTCAAGGTCGATGTGGCTCATATCCTCATCTGGGTCGAAACACATCTCAATCCAGCGGGTCTTTGATGGCTTGTAATCTTTTGGGTCTCCCTCCTCGCCCCCATCGTAACTACGAATATCGCCTTCACTTTTAATCGGTGCTAATCCAAAACCTTCCATATCAGTACCCCATCACTCCGACCTCTGAGAAGTCGTCTTCGTATTCATCCCAATCAATAAGGAGAAAAGTGTGTCCTCATGTCTGAAATCGCCCATACGATAGCCACTATACCTGCTAATGCGTACTCACTAGGCAGAAGCCCTAGACCGCAGAATAACATGCCTGCATTGCAAGCAAGAAGAGCACCGTGACCAGGTATGAACCGCTGCCATAATCCTTTCTTTCGACATGGCTCCATGTTACCGCCGTCTTTTAGCGCCTCTTCCCACTCTTCTTTGCTGAGATTAGGCATACGCCCAAAGTTTACAGCCATATTAGCATCCCTTGTTAGGTAAAGAATTTCGATAGTAACCAGCCAAAAGGCCACCTCAATGTCATCATGTGCTCGCCTAGTAGCTGCAAACTATGGCGCTTGCATATACTCTTAGCATCATTCCAGTCAGCAGCGCTTATCCTTGTTAGATACCAATCATCGCAATAATAATATTGTACTAGATAAGTTCTTGTATTGTCTTTTTTCATATCAGTAGCCCATCACTCCAACTTCGCTGAAATCATCCTCTTCATCATCCCAGTCATCAGATGAATCGATGACATATCCACCGCTGAAACCAAGTGCCATGTATTGTTCAGCGTCTGCGGGGTGAGAGTATTTATTCTTATCCGGCTTATCCCTATACCGCTCTTCACCTGATACCTGGACACGCTTGTATTGATAGCCGCCGATCTTGCCTTTACGGAGCATTGGGCACTTGCGACTGACCAGATAACCAGGCTCACCGTCCACCAGCTTGATGATGAATGAGTTGACCGCATCGATACGCTTAGTCGGGTCGTTGGTTGGCGCTGGCTCAGTCTCGAAACCTAGGTGGAGTGGCTGGATAATGTCGCCATCTTCGTTGTCGTCAATGTACTCATCGTTGAGTATACCCATTGCTGATTTTGCTTCTGCCTCTCCGCGTCCCTTGCCTGCTGGGTCAATGTAGGAGAAGGCTATCTCTATGCCGTAGAAGTTACGCTGCAGGAACGGCTTGACCACATCCCGCGCAAACTGTCGTACTCCCATATCTTCTGAGGTTAACTCAGCGATAACCCGAAGCTGTCCGCGTTGTGTCATCTGTCCAATGATGCAGGAGGGCGTTAAGCCACCATCCCAGCCTAATCCTATGGGCAGATCCTCAATCACCCCCAATGGCTTCTCTGGGCAGTGCAGGCGGTCGTTGTACTGTGGATATACAGGCTTGCCATCCTTGATCGTGCCGTAGTTGCCAAGCACCATGACATTGATATGGTCTTCAGTGTTACCGGCGATCATGTCCAGGTAGTACTGATAGCCACCTGGTAGAAACTTGATGTTCTCGGCTAATGGGCTGGGCTCATACTCACCATCAGGCTTTTTGATTAGTGGTGATGGACCGCGTACAAAGTCGAATATCTGCGTCACTGCCTTCTTAGCTTGGCTGCTACTGTTGGATCTAAGGCAGCCCTCTTCTGCTAGCTGATACCACCAATGGTCATCTTCAGGCGGGTTAGTATCCATCAGTACAGATTTACGCGTGCATGGCTGATAGCTGCCTTGTGCGTCTCTCGGTGCCTTGTAGTCGCCCTTGTCTGTGTATCCATCGATCTGTGAAGGGTAACGTCCGATACGCTCTCTCGCAGCTTTAAGGACTGCATAAGGCAGTTCTTTAGCCTCGTTCATGAATACGCCTGTCACCTCAAGCGATAGCAGCTTCTTAACGTCATCAGGTCTATCGAGCGCCAGGAAGATAAACTTACACTGAACCCTGGTGCCATCAGGCAGCGGATAGTTCATATCCCCACGCATAGGCTTGAGGGTTATGTCGCATATCTCGTGTGGTATCCACTGCCTAAACGTGGCTAGCGTGGTTGTCTCAAGCATGTCATAGGTGTTACGGACTACTGCCCACTTTGTGAGCCTGATGCTGTCGCAGTTAGGCTCTTGCAATACTGCTAGCCGGTGCATCTCGTTGATACACGTCACTGACTTGCCGTTTCCGACAGGGCCAAGAAAGCCACGCACAACCTTATCGGATGCGTGGAACTTAGCGCCTGTGGGTGATGCGATGTAGGTTACAGTTTTCAAAGCTCCTTAATCCACATATATGTATATGAATGGCGCGCAGGATTCCACCAAGACTTTATCTCCAGACCATCTCTCCAGCGTGGCGATGTTGTTCCTTCAATCGGTGCGCCTTTGTCTTTTAAGTAATGCAGAAGGTAATATTCTTCTTGCTTATAAGGAACGTCAATCAGAACAGAATTCGGAACTTCAATCTTATTATCACTCATCCCCCTTCTCCCCCGACGTTATTTTCAAATTGCTTCAAAAGCTCTTCAAGATCGTCTAGTTCGATCTTTTCGACTCCTGTTGCCGCAAGTGCCGCCACTCCATCTCTAATACTCGCTATGACATCCACAGCCCCTTGCGCATAGGTTTCAACCAGTAGTTTCTTCATCAGTTCATTCATCGCCCTTCTCCCCATTGAATGCCATACCGCCTCCGATAGATTCCTCACCAACTCGTTCAAATGGGAATGTGAAGTCTGAGTGATTGGTTACGTATATGGCGTCTTCTGTCTCTTCGAACTTATAGCCCCATCTGTAGGAGGTACCGATAACCTTTTCCTGACTCGGTCTTTCGGACATCTGAACAACCGACCCATGCTTTAGGACTTCATCTCTGTCGCCAATGTATTTTTTAATCTCTTGTGAAGCTTCTTTAAGATTCATCTTCATTACCCCCGAACGCCATGTTGAACACTACATCAGTATCAACCGCGACCTTTCGCACGTTAGCATCGAATCCACCAGTGAAGTTGCTCAGTTCTTTCCAGGCTGCATTGCGGGCAGGTGAGGTAGTGTCTGTCTGCTCTCCTGTCGCTTCCTTGAGAAACCCTTTGACCACATCTTCAATGGTAACCAGCGCCCGCTCAGCACCCTTAGATTTGAACTGTTTGATATGTGCATCGATGTCAACATTCGTCAACAATCGTCCGCCTTGTGATTTGGCTGTCTTCTCGCTATAGCCTGCAGTGATTGCGGCTTGGGTAGCGTTGAATCCATTGCAGCAATACGCTTCTACGAATGCTTGTTGTTTACTGTTCATCTTAACGCCCTCTAGCGCTTTAGGAATCCGCCTTTTGTTTCGCTCTTTAGCGTTTCGGCGTCTACCAGTTGTCTTTTAGTCTCTCTCATATCGCGCATGAGTTTTGCGCCTCGCTTCTTCATTATAGCCTCAAGCTTGGCGCTTACCTCTGGCGCGTCTTCAGGTGTACAGGTAAATAATGCTTCCCCGTCGCCTATCTTCGCATAGTGAATTTGTTCCTCGTTCATGCTTAACCTCTACGGTTTAACGTTTCTTCTCCGCTGCCTTTGCTTTGGAGATCGCAATCGCTATTGCCTGCTTCTTGCTCGTTACTTTCTTGCCTGATGAGCTTTTGAGCTTACCGCGCTTCTGCTCACCTAGAACCTTTTTTACTTTGTTCTGTCTTCGTTTAGCTGGTGTGTGCTTAGGCTTGTTAAGACCCCTTACCCCATCCTCGTACTAATGAAGCAGTCATTGCATCACCTCCTTGGAAGGTTCCCCTGAACAAGTCGCCACGTCCGATTTCAATAAGCGCCGTTCCCGATGCGGTAAATACGCCGTCCGTTTCTGTCTGAAAAGACACCCCTTCATTGCTTGACACTGCGACCGTTGTCGGACCAGCAACAGCAATTATAATATTCAGCTTCCAAAGACCAGGCTCTAACGGAGTGCTCTTACCTGAGACGATCGGAATTGGTGATGTAGCCATCTATCTATCCTCTATGTGAAATTGCGCGGTGATTGTATGCCGACCAGTACATTAACCTGCTTCAGATCTGTTGCAGCTGTCCGGCTAGTCTCGGCACCGTCCTGATCATATGTTACATCATCCGGCATGAACTTGATCAGCCTGGAGTCGATGGGGAAGAGTACAGACCCATCCGCTTTTAAGACCTGGGTGCCGTCCATCTTCCAGGCACCACCTACAACGACTTTCCCAGCGTGTGTGCCCAGCCAAGTTTTAATCTTAGTTTTGGATGCAGCAGTCGGTTCCACGTATACTGAATAGAGGGTCCACACCTTGCCAGCCAGCGTTTCGTGCTTCACGAGAGATTCAAAGTCCGAGACAATCGGATGCGTTAGGATTCGGCCCAGCTTCAGGTCATCTAGTCCGACATCCTCTCTGACTGCTATCCAGAGGTTGATCATGTCAGAGCATCCATAAAGCTATCAGGTTGCGAAAAGTTCCACACTCGGGACGATTCCATAGCTTGGAAGGACGGACTCTCTTCGATAGTGGTCATTAGCATTGTCCAGGGTGTCGTAGCGTCGCCTGCCGCTGTACTGACTTTGGCTAGCCCATCTACCCATAGTCCGAGTCCGTTTTCGTCAGCGACTAACCTGACGTTCCGCTGGGTGCCCTGTACGTAGTTAAGTGCAGACACTGCCGTGGATAGCACAACCTCTGTCCCGCCTCCAATCCGCTTCTTCAGGTGTATTTGATCGTTCGTCTGATCATATGTGGCTCTCAGGTAGTTATCTTCTGTGCCGTCACTCAGGTTCACTATGATTAGGTCTGATCCTTTATCATCCGTGGCATCGAACTGCTGGAAGGGTTTAGCCTGGAAGCTGATACCATTAGCCGGGAAAGGCCAAAGACGCTGCATATCGGTTGTTGCTCGGGTGGCTGTTGCTCCGACTGGTGTCACTATATCTGATGATCCGATCTCGCCAAGCTCAACCTGTGGGTTGAACACGTACGCTTGATTTAATGTTGATGCTGGCCCGTCTCTGCGGTTTCCGACATACACGAATAGCGCAGCCGTCCCGTTGGTAGTCGTGATGGGAAATCGCTTCCAGGCTGTTGTTAGACTGACCTGAAACATCTGGTGCCCCAGTGTTGAGTTCAGTACCGTCATCGGATATGTGCCACTGCCAGAGACACTACGAAGCCATATATTATACGTTTGGGTAGCGCCTGACCCAACCCCGACAATAGACTGACTAACTCGTGCGTTTACCCCGCCTGACAAGTCAACTAGGGATGCATTTAAGCCCCCTTCTGGGTCCGTCACTGCACCAGTGGGGGTAGCCGTCCCTAGTTCCGCACTAGCCCAATCAGACCCCGCCGAGTCAACAACTGACGATCCGTCGACTAGATTAGTCCTCGCCCCCTCAAGCAAAATCCCCTCACCAAAGATATGCGCTGATACGTCTTGAGTAGAGCGAACCAGATTGCCGCCTGAGTCGATGCCAAACTGATCGCCTGCGCGCGTGAACGTGAAATCTGCCGTTCCTGTCAGGAATACCCATGTAAGCTGCAGCACCTGCTGAACGAACGAACCGATCTGAATAGACCGGCGGATGGATGAGTGTACGATGCTGCGGAAAATACTGGTCATTTATCTGCCTCTCTGCGGCCTTCTTTAGCTAGCTGGACCTTTGCTATCTGGATGTCTATGTAGGCTTTGTACAGGAGCTCACAGGGAACCAAGAAGCCTACAATGATTGCCGCATCTCCTATCCACCCGATGTACGGAGCAAATGGGCTTGTGCTAGCCTCTACCGTTGCACCCGTTATCATGCCAGCTGCACTTGCTGCATTCTTCACTGGGTAATTTACAATCGACTGGACTGCTGCTGATGCTATCTCGTTCATGATTGATTCTTGCCAATGTTAGCTTTAGAGCTATGTGACCGATGGTTACGAGAATAGCCAATCTTTGCAATATTTCTGGCCAGGTTAAATCGCTGAATAGCTCGGTGAATTCCATTTGTCAGCCTCGGCGATAACATCAGCGCGATCTCAATTATGAATACTGCCCATACGATCGCTTGTTGGATAGCCTGGATTTGCTGGGCGTTGCCTTCCTGCATCCAGAAGTAGCCATTAGCCAATATTAGCATACTAAACAAACACATCAGAACCGATGCGAGTTTGTCACGAATGAATGATAGAGCGACTATAGCTAGAAGAGGTGTTGCTGATTGGTAGCCGTATGATCCGAGCGCGTCAACGATTGGAAAATACCACTGTGTTTCGTAGATTAGATAGCCGGGTAGCGTTGACAAAAAGACAGCGATGCAAGCCCAAGTTCGAGATTCTAAGCCTGATACACGCCACGAACAGAACGTTACGATGACCAGAGTCAGGATGACAAAGAATGGTATTAATGAGCTGTCCATAAC